TCCGACGCTATCACGGACAAATTGCTGCCGGAAATTCATTCCGTAGACAAGCTAAGTACAAACCGCGTATTGAGCGAGTTGAGAAGCCGTGAAGACATCACCGGAGAGATGCGCGGTATTATCGAATACTGGCTTTCTCAGAGATAAGGAATCATGCTGAGAGCAAGCTGAACAGTTTCAAACCCACCGACGAGGCCGAGAGTAAGAAAAGAAACGAGAACATTCAGGCGAACGAGGCCTTCGAGGTTTGACTCCTTCTCTTGGCGTCGCTCCTCTCGCTCCATGAGCCAAGAGGCGAACCGTTGAGTTCGGTTCGGTGCAACTGCATTTTCTTCAACGGTGGTTTCATCTCCAGTCATCTTGGCTACGCTCCTTGATTAGTGCGAGGACGGTTTGGTCGTCCGAGAGTTCAACAAGTTCAAGTTCGATAAGGTAATTGATGACAGAGGAACCACCTGCGCTGCCGACCTGCCCTTGAATGTAAAGGTCCATGATTACAATATGGTCGGGGTCAAGGACGGTAAACGGTGGTTGTGCGCCAGCGGCGCCTTGCATAGTTGTAGAAGCCCATCCAATTTGGCGGTTGTCTCCCCAGTTCCAAGTTAGGGGGGCATCGTAATCAAGACTCAAGGTTGCATAGGCATCGTTTGATGATGACACGGGGTCTGAAGAGATAACAAAAGAAACCACTCTGTAGCCTTCATTTAAGCGTCCATTATCAACAATGAGGCGTTTGTTCTCGCCTTCAACAAATTGACCTCGCAATGTGCGACGCTTCACTTTCGCTTCCCTCCAGCAACACGATGGGCTTCTTTGACCGCTCGCTTGAAGCCGCCAGCCTTCCATTTACCGCTCTTCAGCTTGTATCGTGGAGCGACCTTCTTGAAAGCAGCCTTGTATTTGCGGTTGTACGCAGAGACCTTCTTGCGGGCCTTCGTCGCGACCAGGGGAGCGGCCATTTCAACACGCTCGCCCACGCTGGAGCCTATCGCCATCGCCAGCGAGGGACTCATGCCTCGGTCAATTAGCAATTGACGGAGAAGGTTGCAGGTTTCGCACAAATGAGCCACCTCATTGTTGGCTCAAAGCAAGGCTCATAGCGGCAGACTGAGACATAGTTTCAACGGTGCATTCCAAGACGATGTAGATGGCGCCTTGAGCATTGACACCGGATGATCTAAGATACAACGAATCCACGCCGACCAAATAACCATTTGTCCAGTCTTGAGGCGCAACATCTAGAGCTTGGGAAATGAACATGTTTAATCCGTTTGAGTCAGAGGCTCCAGTTGCGGCACCGGTGGAGATGATGCTCTTATCTGCGGGCGTCAAGTATGTGTTGGGGGCTGATTGAGTTCCAAGTTCGAAGGAAGAAGTAAAATTGGCATTGGAGGTTGCATATGCCGTGGCGAATTGCACTGAGATATTATGGATGCGAGCCACGCTTTTCCCCAAAGCATCAACTACAAATCCGAGGTCAATGTCAACCTCTTGAATTGTGCCATCGGTCACGGGTACTGCTTTTCGGATGAAGAAGGAATCTTTCGCCATACCTATCATGATAGGGATGGGGTTTATTATCTTAGTCTCGGTCATAGGATTGGGGGCTGTCGTGGCTCTTGGTGATTATGTCTCTTGGTCTGTCGTTTCTGCGCTCGTTGTGAAATCTGTAGGAATCATTATGAACGAATAGCCGCTCGGAAGGTCATGAGCGCCCGCCGTTATGACAAAAATGCAGACCAATTAGCCCAAATATACTCCTTTTACAAGGATTTAGCCTTGAAGGGGGCCTATCTTGAGGACATCGCCGTTCAGATGCGTCAAGAGTTGCTTGAGAACCTTGAGCGATGCCTAAAACTCAATGACAACATGGGCAAGCTGGCCGAGAAGGGGTTGATTTGATGTCCGACCGTCCTTTTGTTTATCGTATTGAATGCGACTTTTGCTTCCGTGACCGAGACAAAGACCTCTATTTTGTTGACCTCCCTGGAGATATTCAAACCTACACTGCTTGCATGGCGTGTATTGAAGAGAAGGGGTGGAAAGAATGAGCCGCCGTCGCACGGGAACCCGCTTTGTTCCCATCACCATCTCGCTCAAGCCGTCTATGGTGGATGAAATCGAAGCGAAACTTTCACCAAAACAGAGCCGTTCTCAATGGATTTCCGACGCTATCACGGACAAATTGCTGCCGGAAATTCATTCCGTAGACAAGCTAAGTACAAACCGCGTATTGAGCGAGTTGAGAAGCCGTGAAGACATCACCGGAGAGATGCGCGGTATTATCGAAT